TAGACTTCATAATACCAGGAATCATTTTGTGGTCAAAGCTCACACTATTAGGAAAGATATTTCCACCTTCCTTGAATAAACTGCGACCTCTTAATCTTTTAATACGGCTACCACGGCGTAATCTACGCTTATGTGTCCCGCCCAGAATGTCTGCTATCTTCATCTACTTTACCAATACCTCTTTGAAACTTACGAGGATCTTTAGTTCGAATACTGTTAATCAAACGCTTGTTTAAATCTGCGGCTGTTTCTACATCAAAACTTTCATTGATCAAATTGATCAAGTTGATAGCAGTAACAATCACTTGTTGTGCGTTTGATTCAACAATATGCTTTTTGTCACGCTTAGGTGACATTGCATTAATTTCTTCTAAAATTGATCTCGTTTTACGCTTCATCTTAATAGTATTTAGTAAATATTGTTGCTGGAGCATTGGTGACTAGCACTTATGGCAAATTGCGGAACTTATGATTCTCAACTTAGGACCCATTAACAATAAGAGCATAATCATCAATGGCACACAAACACAGAACACAGGCTCAACTTAGGCTCATATTAATGACTCATTTTAAACACAGTGTTTGTTGTTCGGAATCACACATAGAATAGATAAGGTACACTGCACCTTTGCTTCAGCAATTATAAAAAGTACTCAAAGTTTTGTGCTGTCATGTGTTTAGCTACAAACTTTGCACCGTTGCTTATGTGAAATTTTCTTGCCATTTCAGTTAATGGACTTAGTGTTACAAACTTTTTAACATCTGGGTTTGTACGCTTGATATGTTCTGCTACTCCGTTTACAATTTCTCTACCTGCTCCTTTTTGATAACTCCATACAGTATAGAATACAGCAACATCTGTACCTATCCATTTCATATCTTGTTCGCTAGTAGGAACCTCGTCAGTATAAGCTACACAAATTACAGCCGCTACTTCATTATTACGTTCCAATACATAAACTTGCCTGCCTTGTCTTGTTCGCCATTCAGCACTGATATGTGGTCTAACCGGATCGTTGTCAATATGTTTTAATTCTTCACTAGTTGCTAATCTAATCACTACTCGCTCTTTCTCAACAGACTTTTAAGCCTATCTGTTGCATCTACTTGTGGATTTGCATCCAACTTATTTTCAGTAACACTTTCACCTGCTGGTGCTACTGTGCTTTTTGTTTTTAATTTCTGATAGATGCTAGTTACTGCACCGTCATCGTCTTGTTCATCTTCATCTAAGTCTGTAATACGTAAACTTTCCATATTGAATGCTAAGTCTAGTTTTTGTCCTACTCCACTACTTGAACGTGTTTTCATAAACTGAATTTGTACACGCCCACGTTCACGCATTGCACGACTACTAAAAATACCAATCAAGTTGTCAGCAGTATTAATCTTACTAATACCGCCCGCAATATGCGAATGATCAAATTCTACTTCGTCAACTGCACTACGATTCAACTGCGATGCAGTAACAAATAGTGTGCCAAGTTCAATTGCCAAGTTACGCAACTCTTCTGAGACAAATTTATCTTTAATAAATTGATCGTTTGGACTTACTTTTGCGCTAATTGGCATCATCAAGTCCAAATAGTCTACAAACAATGCATCAACTTTTATGTTGTTTTGTATTTGAAATTCTTTAAGATACGCTTTGATGTCGTTTACATTACAGCCGTTTTTCATTTGTACAACTTGCAAACGTCCTGCTTTTTTACTTGCCATCTTAACTCTGAGCGCAACATCATCACTATTTTTCATTACATCTTTTGTACCCATGCCTGTAAGCATAGCATCTAAACGCATACTACAAAGTTCTTCACTAAGTTCTAAGCTGATGTACACACAGTTTTTGCCTTGTAATGCCCAGTTCAGTGCTAAGTTTTGCATAAACAAACTTTTACCACTACCAGATCCACCTGCAAAAATGTTAAGTTCTCCTAAGTTAAAGCCACCATACAAATATCTATCAAATGTTTCCCAGCCTGTGCTGTTTTGCCCTCTACTATCTTTAATCTTTTGAATACGTCCTAAAGGATCTTCCCAATAGTTTGTACCAAAGTCTTTAGCTAATCCAATTTCAGTTGCTTCTTTAATGATTGCTTCTACTGTGCCGTATTCTTTGCGCTCTAATTTATCAGCACTTTTTAAAATTGCTGCTTCAAGTGCTTTATGTCTACAGAACTGCTCAAAGTTATCCATGAACCAAGTTTTATGTTCGTCGGTTACTCTATCTCTTACATCACTAAATTCAATTCCGCCAACAGCTTGTACTTGTTCTAACATTGGAATATTACCATATTCCTCTACATGCTTTTGAACAAAGTCTACTGTATCTCTAAATTGTCTATCAAAGTAACTGCTTTTTAAAATAGCATTACACCGCACAAACAAATCCTTGTCTGCTAACAAGAACTCCAAATATAGTTTTTGTAAGTCTGCGCTGTAATCTTCACTCATTTATTTCCCCTTGTAACTTTTTAGTAATATACTCTTGTCTAGTATATATTAAAGTCCATTCGTTTGCTCTGTGCGGCACTGCGCCTTGACTATCCATTTTTATAGCGTATTTCCAATAATGTGTCAACCATATTATTTTTTGCGATATATCACTGCGTATAGGAAACCATGCAAATTTCCTAATCCATTCTGTAGTTGGTGTGAAATGAGCACTTATATGCTTCATGTTTGCTGCTCTCTTGTCAAATTCTTCATCTCTAATATTGTAATCATCTACAACGGGATTTAGCAAGTATTTTGATTTTTGTACTTGATGTTTCGACACTTTCTAATATGCTCCTCACTGTAAATAATCTGCCATAGTGCATAGCTGCATCTCCAGCATCTTTAATATTTTCTTCCCATTCTGGAAAACTAACAGCCCAGCCACGTTTGACTGCAATGTTTACTGTATCTCTGCCTGCTTGATCAAAGTCTGGCAACAGCACAACATTTTTCCCTAAGTCTTCAATTATACTGCACTGTGTAGCACTAGGTGTATTTCCTGCTAGCGCAACTCCACCTGTTATTAATGCATCAAATTGACCTTCAGTGACAATCACCGTGTCGTGTGTTTTTTGTGCATCTAAATTGTACACAAAATGCTTTGGACTTTGCAAATAGTACTTAGGCATTGCATCTGGTTTGTGTTCTGGTACCCAACGAGCAGTATATCCAACAATTTCGCTGTTATAGATAAATGGCAATATTACTCTGTTAGAAAAATGCATATGCGGGCTCCAATACCAATGTTCGTGAAAATCTACTCCACGTTTCATCAAGTATGTACAAGCCAATGCAAGTTTGTCTAGTTCTTCATTTGTTAATGTGTCAATGGGATAACTACCTATTGGATAACTGCGTGGAGGTAACTCCATTGGTTGCCATTTAATAACAGTTTTTTTAGTTTCTTCTTGGGGCAGATAATGCTTACTAATATCTCGGGCATCCTGATCTTTGAGTAATTCTAAATTAACTCGCTGTATATCAGCTTCGTCTACACCAAATGCTTTAAGCAGTTGTGTTAGTCTACCATTGATTCTTTTGCCATCGCTCCATCCAGTTTTAAACCCACAGTTAAAGCAATTGTACTGAAATTTTTCGTCTTGAAACATTATGCCGCCGCGGCCTCTAGTATCTGTTCTGTGACCACGAGTATGACACATTGGACAGTTTCCACTAATCCAACCACTAGGCGTTTGTTTCCAGCCGTGAGGCATGTTTTGACGAATAAAGTCTAGTACTATCATATAATAATATTAAGCTCTAAGAACGACTTTGTCAAGTGTTCCTGTGTTAGTAATGTCAGGAGTATGTACTAATCTAAGCCAATAATAATTGCCGTAGAAGTTATGATAACTTGTTCCTGTGTTTGCACTTACAGTGTAACTTTGGTTAGGTACATCAAACCAATCAGAACTTAAAGGTTGTAAACTTAGTGTTGCTTGGAACTTGTATGTTCCTGTGTAGTTAGTTGTGTAAACCTGTGCAGTGTTTAAACCTGTTCTGTTTGCAGTTTGTGCAGGGCCTTTCATTCTACCGCCGTAGTAATCATCTGCATCTTGTGTAAAGGCTGTAATGTCAGTACTTGGCTGAGATTGTAACACTCCTTCTCTAACATCTAATACAAACGTTAATCTAAAGTGTTGATCACTTGCACTGCCGTAAGATCCAGCAATGCCTGTTTCGTTGTAAATAATAACAATATCATGTAGCTTAACTTCAAGTTGAAGTGTTTCTTCATGATCTAATTTAAGGAGAAGTTTACCGCTATCATAATCAACTGGGATCAAGTCTTTTCTAATTATAGTATTTCCATTACGGTCATTGATGTAGGCTTCCCAGACTCTATTATGAAGTGTCTGAGGTTTTCTGTCTGTGTTTTTTACAAAAAAATCAAATTCGATATTTAAACCTCTATATAAAACAAGTGGCTTATGATTGTCAGGTCCGTAATATGTTGTACCGCGACGAGAAGGAGCAAGTATGTCTGCTCGTTGATTGTATTGATATAGTGTTCCTTGATACATTTATAAATCTCCACTAGTATTTATTTGACTAAGTAATTAAGATGAACAACATTCCTAAGAAATATGAAAATTTATTAAATGATTTTCCGTTTTTAACACTTGTTAGTTACGGCGGGCAAGAATATGTGGGCATTATACAAAATGTCGACAACAACCTTGCTAGTATGTACAACTACGACAGCATAAAAACACTAGAACAAAAACAAACGTTCTTAGAGTTAGGTGAAGAATGGTGGTGGGGAACAAACAGAATGATTCCTATCAATATTATATTGAAGTCTTCATTTGAACCTTACAGAAGCTGTTTAGTTACATTTAGTATCAAGGACTTTGAAGTTATTCACGGTCCTATAATAAGCCTTAGTAACATTATCCAAAAACGTGTTAAACGTAGAAACATTCAATTAGTGCGTAAAGTTTAGTAACCTAACTGTTCGCATATGAGATTTATATGTACTACTACCGCCATGGCGTAACTAATAGCATGAGCTTTTTTAAAGTAATATGCTTTGTTGTCGTTTACTGGTTTAACCCATACTTGATCCATAATTGTTGACCAATCTTTGTCTTGCAAATAACGTTTTGCTGGTCTAATAATTGCTAGTGTAGCAGCCAGTTGCTCTACTGTTCTCGGCTTTAGTTTTTTCAATAAACCGTCGTGCCCGCTTAAATGAAACACTTGGTCAACAAAATCTTTGTGTTCTAACAATTCCCAAATTGGTTCCTTGTTCATTAGATCGTGTAAATGGTTATCATCTTTAACATCTTTATAGATACTAAGATTAAGTAGATCCAATTTAAAAAACCCCATTTGATCTGCGTCGCTGTGTTCTACTGTGCAAATGCTTGTAAATGGATTATTTGGAACTCTATGAAAATATACACCTGTATTGTGCTTACGATTCTTTAAACGTGCAGGTACATGCTTCAGCAGTGCTAGAGCTTCGTTTCTGTCAGCAAAGTCGATATCAATATCTGGTAGATTCATTTTTTTCCTGCTTGCTAAGTTCGCTAAAACGATTTGCGGTTTCTCTTAAATTATCATGTAATGTTTCGTTGTCTGGCAATACACTTCTTGCCATATTGTGTAGTAATATAACCATATCACCATCTGTTAGTGCTTTACGTCCTTCAGGTAATCCCATCTATCATCTCCTGTGCAAATTGTGCATCATGTGGGTTAAGTTTTGTTTTCTTTCCCCAATAGTCAGCATCGATACTATTAGCTATTCTTTTAAAACATTCATCTGGCATATTGCTTAGTGCAGTTTGTGCTCGTTTGCTACTGATTATAATCCACGGACTAATTTTACCTGTTTCAACCCAATCAGCAATAAGATATCCATTTGCACTTTCCCAAAATGTTGAAAAATACGAAGTGGTATTTGCATGTTCTACAAAACGTTCTAGCGCACGTTCTACACTTTCACGTTTACAGTGGTCTTGTACAAACAACAAATACATTTTGTCCGTAGGCCAATCTTTTAGTTTCACTTTGTTTTTAATCAGCCATCGAGTAAACTGTTCCTGATCTATTACCCTTGTGTTAATACAATAGTTGCCATATTTTACAAATGCAGAATAATACTGACTTTCAACAAAGTCCTTGTACTCTTTAGGTTTACTTTGCATTTCGATTCGATAAAATAAATCATAACTACCAAATCCAACCAAGACATCTTGATTATCTTTTGCTTGCCAGCGTCTTTTCTTTTCACAACTGTGGGCTAGTAGTGTAGTTTCTTTACTGAAACTTTTTTTACAAAAATCACATTTAAATGTACCCATAGTTACGTGTATTGTTCCTAGCTGTGAAACTACTTGTTCCGCTGTTGTCATTTAAACAACTCTTTGATTTGTTTTTTATCCATACCCAATTCCTCTGCCAAATCTTTAAAGTCTTGTTCTGTATTTGTACTTACCAATAGTTCAATTTCATCATCGTTATATGTTGTATAAATTTCTTGTAACCATTTAAGCAGTTTGCCTGCTTTACCTTTTTTCTGTTTACTAGGCGGGATCCAAGGATGAAACTGAGTTGTGCCTAGTCCAACACACTGTAATAATTTAAATTGTAATTCTGGATCTTTACGCAATATATTGTAATGCTTGTTTACAAGTTCATTTGTCAGTGCCAAGTAATGATATTCAACTGCTGAATTTTTTGTTTGCACTGCACTAGTGTAGCGCATCAACACAAAGATGCCCAGCTTCTTTTGTTCTTCTTCTGTTAAACTATTCCACCAACCGCGATCTCTTTGATCAATAGCTCGCATTTCTTCTTTGATTGTTAACTTATTGCTCATTATCCAAACACCGCTATTAACACTATGATAATTAAAGCCCAAACCCAAAAGCTATTTCCATTGCTACGGCCAACAAGACCTTTGCGTTTAGCACAGTCATAACAATACTGATATTTTGGATTCTTACGATTGTTACAAAAAAGTGCGCTACATGTTCTGTTACTCATACCAATGCTTTCTTTTACGAGGATCAAATCCCATGTCTTCGTCGTAGTGTTTGATTGCCTGATTAATGATGGTCCATTTGATCCAACTATCAGCACAGTGATCTCTATTATTAAACAACTTGTTTATAATATAAACTAAATTAGCTTTATTGTCACGCTTTCTTTGCCAATTTCTTGCACTAAACGTTTGGTTAATTCTTCCGCCTAGCAAAACATTTACAAATATACTAAAAGCAATACTCAATCTTCTAAAGTACCTTACCATAGATCCTCTGTACTTAACACATCTGGAATTTTGTTTGTTTCTTTAACAAAATATGCACAAGGACTGTTTTCTTTATCTGCCAACGGTACTGCAAGAATATGTCCAAATTTTAGTTTAGGAAAGTACCATTTTACTTCTTGATAGATGTTTACAATTTCAATTTCATCAAAGCTAGGCAAAAACCCTGTAATAGGGTTAAACACAAATGCTTTAAATCCTCTGTCGTTCAGACTAGTGACAGGTAATACTTCTGGATCACCGATACTAGGATCACATACAATTAAACTCCAATCTAAAGGTACTTTAACTTGCCGTTCTCCTATTTTTAAAATTGCAGCAGGCGCATTAAAACTTTCCAAAAATACAAGCGGAACAAACATATAATCTGCTTCTTTTGGATTGCTATAATCTAACACACAATATCTAATGTCTTCGATCTCTTCTGGAACAAAGTCCAAATCGTATGATTGATTTTCAACTGTTAATATTTTTGTCATCGATAATCCACTTTCTCAATATGAAAGGGGTACTTAGCTTCTCTATAGAATTTCTTCCTTTCAGTTAAATGCCTTTTACTAAATTTTGCACTACTAGTAATATCCCAAATCTGTACATGATCTTTATCCTGGGCTTTACGAATTCCACGTCCAATACTTTGAATTACACGAACAAACGACTTACCAGGTTCAACAAGTACCAAATTAAAAATGCGAGGAATGTTGATACCAACGGCAGCAACACCGTATGTAGCAACGATGATTTTATTATTCGCCTCGCTGACTTCGTCATATTCATCTTTTCTATCTTTACTTTTCATCGAGCCGCTAATGAATACAGTTTCTTCTCCTAATCGTTCTAAAAGACCTTCACCTGCTTTAATACGATCTACTAGTACCAGTGTATTTCCACTTTCAGCTAATTTGGCAATCAACTCACTCATATAATCCAAACGTTCTTTATTGGTAGTTAGATATGTAAGTTCGCTTTGATAATCACCATATGAAATTGTATCTTGTAACTGTAGTACATTAACTTCGCAATTAGCCAACACACCCATGTCTTGCAGTTCATGTGCGCTCAAACTATTAGTTACTTCGCCTAAGCTCACTTCTAAACTTAGTCGTTCGTAGTCTGCTTTGGGTATTGTGCCTGTTAATCCCCATCTTACTGGAATATTAGCAAACGGACCTGTTAACAGTTTTTTAAGTACATCTGCTTTAGCCTGATGTACTTCGTCTACCATAACACACACAACACCCTCTGCAAAATGGTGTAAACCTTCATCCGCTAATCCATCGCGGAATCTTTTCTCTAAAACATTCAAACTCTGCCAAGTACATATGGTATGAGTTCGACCTAACTCTTTTCTGTCCCCAAAATACACACCTACGTCTAGTCCCAAGTTGATATAATCAGCTTCTGTTTGGGTAACCAAATCCTTATTTGGTACAATAACGATTGTGCGTCCGTGAGGTTCACACATATAACTAAGGGCGGCAGTAATCAGTGTCTTACCGGCGCCCGTAGCAATTTCTTGCAAACATTGCGGAGTTTCCAAGAACTTGTTTATAACCTCAACCTGGTAGTCACGCAATACAATTGGTTGACCTGCGGCTGGATGTTTACTAGGCCAAACCCTGTCACTGAACAGATCTTCGGTCACCGAATTCCATTGCAAATCGTGAGGCTGTCTATGATCCTCTAATTCAAGTTCATAACCATCTTCTTCTAAAACAGGAAGAATACGAGGCAAGCAATTAATAAAGGTTGCGCCGCCCATAGTAAAATACCCCACGCAACCATCCCAGCGTCCTAATTTGTAAGCTGGTACATGATATGCATAAGGTAAAAAGAACTTGAGCTTTTTTTCTAATTTACGACGAGTAGTTAATCCAAGTCCTTCGAACTTGCAATTAACCTCATCCTTGAGGATCAACTTTGTTTTCATATGTTTATAATACGTTCAAAAATTGTGTTTGTCAATACTTTGGTATATTAGCACGAGCTCTGAGATTGTCAGCCTCGTTTATAGATGATTGTAATTGTTTTTGTAGTTCTGCAACACGTTCTTTGAGATCTGCAATTTCTTTTCTTGCTTCGTGTAATTCTTTAGCACCACGATAGCCGTATTCAGTATATTGTTTATTCATATATTCTCTAGCCAATTTATTCCACCAACCCATTTTATATTCCTATACTAATACTTATAAAAGAAAGGGACTAGTAAGAAATCTTACTAGCCCCCGAGTCCTAACTGGTGTGAGTGAGAGTGACGCAGACAGAGGAGTACACCAGTTAGTATTGAATGCCCTTAGTTGAGTGAGTGTAGGACATCCAAATCTCTTTTTAGATCCGCTTCATACAAGTCGATTCGACATAGCTTTTCCACTTCTCTTTATTCATCTTGCGCAAGTCTGCAATTTTGAGAACCATACGCAAGCTCATTTCACGCAACCGATTCTTGTTTGTATAGATATAATCCATAACTTCGGTTTCGTCTTCTTTGCTGAAGTTGTAGCTATTAAGCATACCGTCTCCAACAATTTGTTTACAACGTAGATACTTGTCACGCATTGTATCCAACGTCAAATCCAAGTAGTGACAACGTGACATAATCGCATCCAAGTGATCTTTAATTTTACCACGTGTCTTGTCAAACTTGAGGTTCGTAATAAAAATAATCGAACCTTTAAAATCAAACTGATCAGGCACACCGTTACTGTACAGTACCCGGCTTTCGCTACGCCAGCTTAGTGTCCGCTTTGGACTACTGTCAAGTGCCGCTTTGAGCAAGTTCAAACTAACTTCATCGTACAACACACTATCACAGTCATCTAGTACCAACACGCTGCCATCACCACTGTATTCATACAGCAACTGGTACAAACCAATTGGACTAGCGGCGCCTTTTTCAACACCAAACTTGCGAGTTGAACTACCACTCATTTTAAGCATAATGCCTGCATCTTTGAGTACCTTTTCAACTCCAAAGCTCTTACCAACACCCGGAGGTCCAGTAACAACCATGCCGCGAACAACCCCATCGCATGACGCATAAGTCATGTCTTCTAGGATTTGAAATCGCTCCCGTAACCGTTCGATGACTTGTTCATCTGTTTCAGGTTGGGCGGCTTGGCCTGAAACAACATTCTCACCATCTTCTAAGTAATCAAACTCACTTTGGTCAACTACTTTGATACGAATGGATCGATCCGGGAAGCCAGGTACTGCACTACCGTCGACGGTAATAAAGTTACCTGTTTTGCCTGTTTTGTATTCTTTAACTAATGGAAACACAACGTCCTTTACTGTAATGTTCCGATACGTACCGTTTGCGATACGAACTTGTTTTTCTGTAGCTGTCTGCATATTCTCTCACTCCTTTTGCTTTCGTCTACATATTAATAATAACACCTTTGTTCGTGCTGTCAACCTTTTTTATTCAATTTTTACATAATTTAGAACAGTTTCTTTACATTGACTGAACTTGCTGACATCATGTGTTTTGACTTTGCCGGTCATAATTACATCTTTGCCTTCCAAAATTCCAGCAATATCCGGCTCACGATTAAAGAAAAACTTTACAATGTTTCCATCTTGATTGATACAGGTCACCAAGTGAATGTTGTACTTGGCAATAAACTTTACGTCTTTAATATGTGCAGGAAAACGAACACGTTCGCCAATCTTGCCAACAAACTCGCTGGTGTCACGATGTTCGTCAAAAAACTGATCCAAGCCTTGACGTTTTTGCAACACACGAAAACTGTTTGGCAAGCTAGCAATCACTGCAACACCAAATCCATCTGTAGTTTCATTGCCTACAGAATTAAGAACACTTTGCTCAAAATCATTGATTGTGCCCATCAACTTTTTAGCAATCAATTCATTTTTGAATTCATCTACTACACGGTCAGCTTGTGCAATAGTGTCTTTACTAATTTCAATCATTGGCTCTTCACCTTGTATCATATTCAAGATACAAGTTTTGTTGTCATTTACACGCTTTTGAGATTCGTGATCAAAGTATCCAAAGCCGCTTTTGATAAAGCCTTGCTGTTTGTCAACTTCGATTGCCAATTCTAACACTTGGCGACTATTGTACTGAGGTTTTTGACGAGCCATTTTCTTTTCCTCTGTTTCTTTTCAACTTACATATACATATTAACATCAAGATATCTTATGTCAACTAAAAAAGTATTGAAAAAAGAAAAATAAACAAAAGTGATAATAAAAATACTTTGAGTTTGCTAGTTGGAAGATAGCTGTAGCGAAATGAATACATCAAATCCTCTACAGCTTCTTCACGTGTTATTTCGTCAGTTTGTTGCATACTAACTTTTTACCTGTTGGGGTATCGATTGTTATAGCTGGCAACTCAGGATTAACCTGTCTGCATTGTATCTGTTGCCAAGTATAACCATCTTTACTTTGTTCCACTGCGGTGTCAATAAACTCTTTGTTTTGAGTAGCAAACAAACCAAGAAATATAATGGCAGTAATTGGTTCCATTTTTATCTCCTAGTTTATGGCGGACGGACAGGGATTCGAACCCTGGGAGGAGTTGCCCCCTCAACACCTTAGCAGGGTGCCGCTTTCGACCACTCAGCCACCCGTCCTACTATATTAGTTATATACTATTTGCTGAATAAGTCAAGTTGTTTTGTGTAATTTCTTACAGTTTCTGAAGTCATTACATTTTCTATCCAATTTTGTGCGGCACTTTTTACATAAAAATATGATTTGTCAGGGTATTCTATTGCACCTATTAGTTTTTCATCTTCATAGAACGAACACATAAGAAAATCGTCGTCTACTAGATTAATAATTGCACGTTTATTATCTTTTTCGAAATCGTTATACCAGCTCATTTTTTTATCCTTATAAAAGCACCTTCTGGACTATCGATAGCGGCAATCAATTCTTCCCATTGAGTAACACTCATTTCGATAGCTTGCATCATGTTGAGTTCTTCATCCCATTGACGTATATAAACAATATCATCAAAACTATTAATAATAACATCTTCGTGGTTAGCAGTGTCATCAACTATAGTTATTGTAATTTCGTCATGGTCGAATTCAACAGTATACATTAAGAAAAGTACTTATCAAGCATTTCAATTTGATCCTGGTATTTGGCCATTTCCATTAATTCTCCTTCCATCGCTTCAATGATGTCTGGATGTTCACCAATACCTGTTGTACTGTTTAAGTAAACTTCTACATTAGCACGGTGTTTTTCAATATGACCTTCTGCATGTTTGCGCAGAGCAGTTAATAAAATTTCACGCATATTATTTCCTCTAAAGTTGGTGCGAGTAGAGGGACTTGAACCCCCACGCCGTGAAGCACTAGAACCTAAATCTAGCGTGTCTACCAATTTCACCATACTCGCTTATTTGGCTCCGGATGTAGGGATCGAACCTACGACCAATTGATTAACAGTCAACTGCTCTACCGCTGAGCTAATCCGGAATAATGGTGCCGGCACACGGACTCGAACCGCGGACCTGATGATTACAAATCAACTGCTCTACCAACTGAGCTACGCCGGCTTTATATTTTCTTTTACAATACAATCCTTGTTTTGTCAACACTTTATTTAGTTTGGTAGTCCTGGCGGGAATCGAACCCACATCGCTCTCTAATCTGGAGACTGTGCCGGATATAAGCCGGGTGTTTTACCTTTAAACTACAGGACCTTTATTTGGTGCTCCCGATAGGATTCGAACCTATAGTCGACCCGTTATGAGCGGGGGGCTTTAACCGTTAAGCTACAG